TCGATAATTGGAAGCTAACCGATACAATACCAGAAGATGCAAGACTTATTGGCATAGGGTTAGATTTTGGTTACTCAAACGATCCAACTGCAATAGTTGAGATATACAAATACAACGGTTATAGAATACTGCACGAGGTTTGTTACCGTACCCAAATGGTAAACAACGATATTGCAAAGATGTTGCCTAAAAACGTAACCGTTTACGCTGATTCAGCAGAGCCAAAGTCAATCGAAGAAATAAGACGAACAGGTATAAGCATTTACCCTGTTACAAAAGGTAAAGATTCTATTATGTTTGGTATTCAAACAATGCAAACACAAAAGTATTTAGTTACAAAGAATAGCCACAACTTAATAAAAGAGTTTAGGAGTTACAGCTGGGATATAGATAAGACAGGCAAGAAATTAAATAAACCGATTGACAACTTTAATCATTGTATCGACGCAATTAGATACCACGAAATGATGGATATAGGAATCAAAGACAAGGTTTTCTTTTTCTAATTACGTACTTTATAGATTTAATTTATTACTTTTGATATATTTATAAATTTTACTTATGGGGTTTTTTGATTTTCTACGACCAAAAAGAACGGACAACAAGTTCAATCAGTCGTTTTATTGGGGTGGTGCTGGTTATACGAACAACGACGATACTGATGTTACTAAATACATTGAAAGAGGTTATAACATTAACGGAGACGTTTTTTCTATTGTAAACCAAATATCAAACAAACTAATCTCAATCCCTTACTCCGTTAAGAAAATCGAGGACAAACAAGCCAAGACAAAACACAACAAACTATTAAAGGCAGTAAATTTTAATCCAAGCGTTACGCAAAAGATACGTTTAAACGCTTTAGAATTGAAGTCTTATGTAGAGGGGGAAATGAATCTACCCTTTGAAACTCCTAACCCTACACAGACGTGGGATGAGTTTTTTAAATTATCAGAGGACTTTTTAAACTTAACAGGGAATATCTATTGGTACAAATTAATGCCAGAGGAGGGAGCGGATGCTGGTTCGCCTATACAAGTTTATTGTCTGCCAAGCCATTTAATTGAGATAGTATTACGTAACGATGCAAATATGTTAAGCGTTGATTCCCCGATTGATTATTATATTATGGAGGATAGGACTACTTACGTTAAGTTTAAAAAAGAGGAGGTTGTGCATATCTCAATTAACAACCCAAATTTCGGTATTAATGGCGAACATCTTTACGGTCAATCTCCTTTACGTGCAGTATGGCGAAATATTGAAGCATCAAATAAAGGATTGGATTTAAATTTAAACACGCTTAAAAATGGGGGTGTTTTTGGTTTCATTCATTCAAAGGGTACAGCGTTAACAGGAGATCAAGCAGCTGAACTAAAAGAGCGATTAAAGGAGATGAACAAATCCCCAGAGGATTTATCACGTATAGCTGGAATATCTGCGGAGATAGGTTTTACACGATTATCTTTATCAGCTGATGAACTGAAACCGTTTGAATACTTGAAATACAACCAAAAGCAAATATGCAACGCTTTAGGTTGGTCTGATACATTGTTAAATAATGATGATGGTGGTAAGTATGACAAGCAAGTAACAGAACTAAAGAGGGTTTTAATTAATACAGTTTTGCCTCACGTTAAAATGATAGAGGATTCATTTAATCAAAACATACTACAACAAATTAAAGGATATGAAGATACTTGTATTTATTTCGATTATAAGGAACTACCAGAAATGCAGTTGGATATTGAAACAATGTCTAAATGGATAGTAGCGTTAAAGGATGTCGGAATGTTAACAGGGAACGAGGGCAGAAACTTTATTGGTCTGGAGGCATCAGACGATCCAAATATGGATATGTTCACAGTCAAAGACGATATTATGAGTTTAGAAGATGCTTTACTACCGAAAGATGAGTTAACTCTATGACAGAAAAACAGTTTCGTAAACGTTGGTTAAGGTGGCATAGTAGCTATGAGAAAATTGTTTACCGTAAGCTAATGAAGAACTTTAGAGAGGCTGGAAACTCAATCCCTTTCAACTTTATTACTAAAGACAATTACGAGGTTATTTTTAGGCAATCTTTATCAACTGATAAGATGATTACTTTGTATGCAGACTTTTATAGGGAAATAGGTATCATACACGCAAAACGAATAGGCAAAGAGATTAACAAAGAAACCAAAGATTTCTCCTTAACTCCATTTTTAACCTACTTTGAGCAAAATATTATCGGTTGGCTTTATAGCAATAGTTTATCTAATATACAAAGCGTTAAAGGTACTTATGTGAAATACTTAACAGACTTATTTGCAAAGGGTGTAGAGGAGAATAAGACAATACAAGAGATTACAGCTGATATAATGAAGCTGATAAACAAACGCAACTTTTACAAATACCAAGCATTAAGGATTGCACGAACAGAAACAACTGCTGCTGCCAATCATTCAAGTTTGGTAGTATCTGAAACATCTAATTTAGTTTATGATAAAGTTTGGATTGCAACAGAAGATTATCGCACAAGGAGAATCCCAGAGGATGCGTTTTCTCACTATGCTATGAACGGTGTTATTGTTCCTGTTGATGAACCTTTTACTGTACCAAGCAAGACAGGAGGCGAACAGGTTATGTTTGCGGGTGATCCAAAAGGGAGTGCGGGTAATATTATTAACTGCCGATGTGCCAATGCTTTAAAGCCAAGACGAGATAAAAACGGTAAACTTATAAGAAAAACTGATTGAAAACGCTTTTTAAATAGATTTTATTTATATTTGTAAGTATGAAAGGTATATTAAAGTTTAAAAACAACGATTCATCAGTTAAAGATGTTGATGTTAAAAGCGGTATCGTTACAGGCTATTTATCTTCATTTGATACAAAAGACTACGATAACGATATTATAATTAAAGGTGCTTATAAAAAGTCAATCAATGAACGTAAAGAAAATATCTTTTTTCTTAATCAGCATAATTGGTCGCAGCCTCATGGTAAGTTTAACGTTCTGTCAGAAGATAGCAAAGGTTTATATTTTGAAAGTCAGCCATTAATTAAGACTACATACAGCCAAGATACTTTAAAACTTTATGAAGCTGGTATAATTAAAGAACATTCAGTTGGATTTATAACGGTTCAATCTGAATATGATACGAACGAGAAAGCAAGAATTATAAAAGAGATTAAACTTTTGGAGGGTTCTAATGTAACATTAGGAGCAAATGAAAATACACCGTTTACAGGGTTTAAATCTATGACGTTAGAGCAAACAAACAGTCAAGTTAATAAGATTGTTAAAATGCTTAAAAACGGTACACTAACAGACGAAACATTTGTATTGTTAGAGATTGCTTTAAAGCAATTACAAAAACAAGCATACGAGATAGGGATGAATAAATCACTTAAAGAGCCATCTAAACCAGATACTCCAATCAATGAGCCGATTAATTATGATTCCGAAGTAAATACAATTAATAATTTCATTAAAAATCTATAAGATGAACGAAGAATTAAAAAATGGTTTAGATGCACTTAAAACAGAATTAAAGGGCAAAACCGAAGAAGAAGTAAAAACAGCGATTGATAGCTTTGAGGCTAAATTCAACGAAGTAGTAAGCAAGGAGGTAAAAGAGGTTAAGGAATCTTTTGAAGCTGAATTAAAAGCGGTAAAAGACCACGCTAACAAGTTAGATGTAAAGCTACAAGAGAAAGCGAAAAAAGAAGTAAAAGGAGATTTTATTGCAAAGGCATTAGCGGACAATTTCGAAGAAATTAAGTCTGTTGAAAATGGTTCACGTAAGCAGTTCAAAACAGAGGTTAAAGATATGACTTTAACAAGTGCTTTAACAGGAGATCAGCCAAGAGATTATAATTTTAATCCTGTATCTGCTCCATCTCCATTGGTAAACGTTTCTGATTTAGTTGGAACTCGTCAAATATCTGGGGGGACATATACTTATGTAAAAGTAGCAAAATCTTCTGGGAATGTAGGAACTCAAATCGAGGGACAAAACAAAGCACAGTTAGAGTAT